TGTCAGACGTTTTGGCAAGCCAACAAGCATTAACCCAGAGACATTTTTCACAGCTGCAAACTTCCTCAGCTACTCGAATTCGCTTCAGCTTGTTCGCGCTGCTAATACTACAGCTCAGTTCGCTGCTATCGGTGGTACTGGTGCTGGATCTGCAAGCGCAGCACTGACAGTATTCAATAACAATGACTATGATCAGAAGAATGGTGCATGGGGTGCGTCTGATATTCAGTTCATCGCACGCTGGCCAGGTGCTCTAGGCAACTCGCTTAAGGTTTCTGTCTGCGAAAACGCTACACAGTACTCATCGTCTGCTAACCTTCTTGCTCAGTCATATACACTCGGCTCGGCTGCAGGTGGTGCACAAGGCAACACTGGTCTGTTCAACGGTCCTAATACAGGTCTTGTTATTGCTGTTGGTAGCTCAACAGGTGTTATCACACTTGACGGGTCTGCTAACGGTTATCTGACCTTCAGTGCTGAAGAAGCAGACAATCTACAAGCAACACTCAATACGTTTGCTGATCGTTATGCAGTAGGCGATTACCTAGTTGTTGGAACAAGCTCGACACAGTCGCTAAAAATCACTTCGAAGTCTGTACTAGTATGCAACAACTCCGGCGTCAATACAGGCGTTGGTTTTGTTACACTCACATTCGATCAGCCGCTTAAGCTAGCTTCATCGATTGATACAGACACTGTAACACGTTACTGGGAATACTTCTCGCAGGTAGACGCAGCGCCAGCTCGTTCAACTTGGGTATCTGTTAACGGTAACACTGCAGCTCAGCTCGGCAATACATCCGCTCAGAACGACGAAGTTCATGTTGTTATCGCAGATGAAGATGGTGAGCTCACTGGTAACCCAGGTGCTGTCCTCGAGGTATGGCAGGGTCTTTCGCGCGCCACAGACGCTAAGCTATCTGATGGTTCAACAAATTACTTTAAGAACGTAATCAATGAGCAGTCGGAATACATTTGGTTTGCTGATGATCGCGCTGGTGCTGAATCAAACACAGCGGTTAATGTTGCAACATCGATCAATTCCGCACCACTTACAAAGTCACTTGCCGGTGGCGTTGATCAGGCTGAAGATACAATTGCATTCACATCGATCGCTACAGCGTTTGATCAGTTTGTATCGCCAGAAGATGTTGATATTTCACTTCTTCTAACAGGCCGTACCCGTGGTGGTGAGAATGGTACACAGCTAGCTAACTACATCATCGATAACATCGCTGAAGTACGTAAGGACTGCGTTGTATTCGTTTCACCTGAGAAGGCTGACGTTGTTAACGCAACATCGCCTGAAACAAAGGTAGTCGAATTCCGCAACTCGCTTCGCTCATCTTCTTACGCTGTACTCGATTCAGGTTACAAGCAGCAATACGACAAGTACAATGATATTCTCCGTTGGATTCCACTTAACGGTGATATCGCTGGTCTATGCGTACGCACAGACAATGCACGTGACCCATGGTTCTCACCAGCAGGTACTAACCGCGGACAGATTAGAAATGCTATTAAGCTGGCATTCAATCCAAATCTAGCGCAGAGAGACCTTCTCTACAAGAATGGAATTAACCCAGTAATCTCGCAGCAGGGTCAGGGAACTATTCTGTTCGGCGATAAGACTCTTCTCAATAAGCCATCAGCATTCGATCGTATTAACGTACGTCGTCTGTTCATCGTGCTTGAGAAGGCAATCTCGAACGCAGCTAAGTCGTTCTTGTTCGAGTTCAACGATGAATTTACACGCACCCAGTTCCGTAACCTCGTTGAGCCATTCCTCCGCGATGTTCAGGGTCGCCGTGGTATCTTTGACTTCAAGGTTGTTTGCGATGAAACAAACAACACAGCAGAAGTGATCGATAACAACAGATTTGTCGGTGACATCTACATTAAGCCTGCAAGGTCAATCAACTACATTCAGCTCAACTTTGTTGCTGTACGTAGCGGCATTGAATTCTCCGAGATCGTTGGCTAACGGATAAATAAAAAGATAAAGGAGAAAACTTAAGATGGCTTACTCAATTAACGACATTAGAGCAAATCTTAGACTAGGTGGTGCGCGTCCAACACTCTTTAGGGTGCTGTTGGACAGCCCATTCACCAATACTCTAGGTGCAATTGCTCCATTCATGATTCAGGCTTCGTCGCTACCAGGATCATCAATCGCGCCAATCGAAGTACCGTACTTCGGGCGTAAGATTCGTATCGCTGGCGATAGAACATTTGAACCATGGTCGGTTGTTGTAATGAACGACGAAGACTTTGCAGTTCGTCAAGCACTAGAGCAGTGGCATAACCGTATTAACTCGCTCTCGGGCAACCTAAATACTACAGGATCATCGGCTCCGACTAACTATAAGTCACAAGCAGATGTTCAACAGTTCTCGAAAGCCTCGCAGCCAGGTGGAGCTCCAATCAGAACATATCGTTTCTACGGTCTGTTCCCAACTGAGATCTCACCAATTGATGTTAACTGGAATGATACAGATACAATTGAAACCTTCCAGGTTACATTTGCATATGACTGGTATGAAGTAGTTGGTGGTAACACTGGCACTGTAGCTTAATAGCTAATCTATAGAATGGAAATATAATATGGCTGAACTTTTCGGCTTTGAAATAAAAAGAAAGCAGGAAGACCCCATCTCGTTTGCCCCAAAGGTAACCGATGATGGGGCTGCTATTGTTGCCGAAGGTGGTGCTTATGGCACCTATGTTGATCTTGACGGTTCCATTAGAACAGAAGCAGAACTAGTAAACAAGTATCGCGAGATGGCTCTCTACCCAGAGGTAGTCCAGGCTATTGACGATATTGTAAACGAAGTTATCACACAAGAGCCTGAGCAGGAAGTTGTCGAGCTTATTCTCGATGATACTGACTTACCGGATAGAATCAAGAAGCTATTCATCGAAGAATTCAAAGATGTACTTAATCTTCTAGAATTCAATCAACTTTCATATGAAGTCTTTAGACGTTGGTATGTTGATGGTAGAATCTACTATCACGTTATTACAGATGAAGAGAATCCAAAGAACGGTATTGTAGAACTACGCTACATCGATCCGCGCAAGATTCGTAAGATCAAAGAACAGAGACGTAAGAAGGCTGTAAACAACGTTCCGTTGATGCAGGACGGCAAAGAATACTATATCTACAATGATAAAGGCTTTGCAAAGACGCAAGGCAATTCGTCTATACCTTCTAATACTATTGGCGGTATTCGTATTGCCAAGGACTCTATCATACATTGTACATCAGGGCTAACCTCGATTAACGGTGACCTTGTACAATCGTATCTGCATAAGGCTATTAAGCCTCTCAACCAGCTGAGATCTATGGAAGACTCGCTGGTTATTTACCGTATTTCACGCGCACCTGAGCGCCGTATTTTCTATATTGACGTTGGTAACCTTCCTAAGATGAAGGCTGAGCAATACCTACGCGATATTATGATCAAGTTCAAGAACAAGCTAGTATATGATGCTGCGACAGGCGAGATTCGCGATGATCGTAAGTTCATGACTATGCTTGAAGATTTCTGGCTACCTCGCCGTGAAGGTGGTAAAGGTACAGAGATCACAACTCTACCAGGTGGACAAAACCTAGGTCAGATGGACGACGTACTTTACTTTCAACGTAAGTTATATAAGTCGCTAAACGTGCCTATATCACGCCTCGACCCAGAGACACAATTCAACTTTGGTAGAGCTACCGAAATTACTAGAGACGAAGTTAAGTTTGCAAAGTTTATTGCTAGACTACGCAACAAGTTCGCTATTCTCTTTACAAAGATTATGGAACGTCAGCTTATTCTCAAAGGTATCATTACACCGGAAGAGTGGGATGAACTTAAGCAGAATATTCGATTCAAGTTCTCGCAAGACAATTACTACGCTGAGCTGAAGGAAACAGAAATTCTTCGCGACCGTATGGCTATGCTTCGCGATATTGACGACTACGCTGGCAAGTATTATTCGCATGAGTGGATTCGCCGTCATGTTCTTCGTCAATCTGATGAAGAGATGGAGGAGATTGACGAGCAGATCGCTGATGAGGTTGACAATCCACAATATGCAGGACCTGCAAATGAGGCTGAAAACGCTGCACCCGCTGATGGTGGTGAGCAAGCGTACCAGCCAGCTGAGCCGCCACCTGTACAATAGTTTTTTATAAATAAACAGTATAATTGACCAAAAGGAACATTTTTATGGCTGATACAACAGATCTAGTTGGTTTTGCAGTTGAGAAGAGTCCTGTTGACTTCGCTGATACACTAAATCAGCTGCTAAGTCAAAAGGCACAAGATAGACTTGAAGCACATAGAGTAACTCTTGCACAGTCTATCTACGGAGAAGCTGAGCCAGAAACCAACGATGACGATGATGTAGATCTCGACGATGTTGGTGATGATGAGTTTGACTTCGATGGTGAAGATCTCGATGATTTAGGTGATGATGATGATCTCGAACTGGATCTTGATGATCTAGATCTCGATGATTTAGGCCTAGACGACGATAACGAGGACGTTACTAATGACGAAGACGCTTAAGAATTTCTTAGAGGTATATAAGCCAAAGTCACCCGATGAGCAGAAGTTCGTCGACAAGCATGTTGTTATCAAGCACAGTGATCGCAACGGTAATGGCGATGACGTCTTTAAGGGTAACACTAAGTATATTAAGCGTAAGGAAGAGCGCAAGGGTTACGATGTAGGCGAAGATGAAAAAGTCTATGAGGAAACCGACATCGATGAGTCATATGAAGAGCTTAAGCGTCTTAAGGGTAACATTGAGCGTAACGAAAAAAAGATGAAGTCCATTCCAGGTATTCATCCTGAGAAGAAGCGTCTTGCTACTCAGATTGAAAGAGATACTAAGAAGCATAAAGAGCTTTTCAACAAGTATTGGGGTAAGAATGAAGAGGTAGAAGTTAACGAAGATACATTTACTGACGCATCACTTGCTAACCTTCGTGTTATGAAGCATAAGCAAGAGATGAAGAAGATTGAATCGTCTTCTAAGCTACACCCTCTTATGAAGGTTCGTAAACTCTCTGATGCTAAGAAGAAGTTAGCTGATCTTGAGAAGGTTCGCGATCACTACGTTGCTAAGCACGAAAAGGCTGAGTCCAAGAAAAAGAAGATTAAAGAAGATATTGATCTCGAGACACTTCTCGATGAAGCTCTCGATCTTCTCGTTTCAATTGACGAAAAGACTCTTACACCAGCTGAGATGAAAAAGCGCGAAGAGGTTGTTAAGGCTATTAAGCGCGAAAATCCTAAGATGGATAAGTCGATGGCTTATGCTGTTGCAACAAAGACCGCTAAGCGTGTTGCAGAAGAAGCTGAAGAGCTTGATGAGCTTTCAAAAGAAACAAAAGCATCTTACATGAACAAGGCTGGTGCTGAAATTGACAAGCATTGGGATAATAGCAAAAAAGATGCTCGTTCAGCGCACAAGTACTACGGTCGCAAAAACACAATGCGTAAGATTGCTAACGAAGAAGTAGAAGAGCTTGATGAGCTATCATTCAAGAAACTTGCGGATTATTCTTCAAAGTCAGCAGATAGCGTTTCCGGTGCACCTGTTCGTAAGCAAGATAACAGAATTAAGGGCCAATCTCTAGCGGATAAAAAGATTCGTAAGATGGACGGCTATAGCAGCACCGCTAAGGTAGCTGCAACTCATGAGGGTTATGTACCAACCGCTGATGAGCCAACTGAAGCTGATAAGAAGACAGCTCAGAAGGTTCGCGATATGCTAGCTAAGGAAAAGAAGCCAGTCAAGGAAGAGACTCTTGATGAGCTTTCAAGAGCAACTATTGGTCGCTATTCTATGAAGGCAAAGTCGATTGCCGATAACGAAGGTGGTAAAGATCGTACCAAGGGACGTGAACTTGCTGGTCGTAAGCGCTGGGGTGGTACAATGTCTGGTGTTGAGAAGGCAAAGGTCATGGCATCAGAAGAAGCTGAGCAGATCGATGAGCTTTCAAAGAAGACACTCGGCCGTTACGTCTACAAAGCTACAAGTCAAGTAGGTGAGAAGGGCATTACAGCAGGTCTTAAGATTCAGAACAATGAAAGAGCTGATAAAGAACTCAAGACCATGGGCAAACGCCAAAAGGGTGTTGCCATGGCTGCTAAGAAGCTCACTAAAGAAGACATTATCAATCGTGCTGTTGACAAATATGTACCTGAAGAGATCAAGTATACAGCTGAAGAGCGTCTTCTCAAGAGACTTGATGGCCTTTCAGAAGCTCATGTCAGCACATTACTAGGTCTTTTTGAAGCCCTAAATAAAGATAACCAAAACAAAATGATTGAGACAGTTGAGACCCGTGAAGGTATTAACTCGCTTCTCAACTTTGCATTAGAAAATAGAGGTGAATAATGGCTGTTTCTATTATATCAAATAAGCCTAGAACATCAGTCGTTCTTCACGTCTCAGGCGGCAGCGCTACTATTAATGTGACAGGCAATAACGCAGTATCTAATATTGCTTCGCCAGGTGAAACACTAACAGGTGCTTATATTACGCAGGCTGCTTGGGGTATTGATCCAAACGGTTACATTGTTGTTAAGCGCGGTACAACGCAGGTTGCAGTTTATGATTCAACAGGCCAGCATGAGTATGCAGGTGCTGGGATGCCTATCAATGTAGGTCAGAGTGAAGCTACACTTGCTGTTGATTTTGTTGGCACAGCTAACGGATTCATTGTATTTGAGCTGCAAAAGGTTGGACCGAATCTAACCGCTAACTCAGAATATTTCCAGATCTAAGAGGGTAAGATGAAACTCATTACAGAAGTTCTTGACGAACTACAATACGTCACAGAAGCTAAGGAAGACGGTTCCAAGAACCTCTATATTGAGGGCATCTTCCTTCAGTCGTCTATTAAGAATCGCAACGGCCGTATGTATCCAGAAGAAGTAATGGACAAGGAAGTTGCCCGTTACATGAAGGAAGCTGTTGATACAAAAACCGCTATGGGTGAATTAGGCCATCCAAACGGACCGCAGATTAACCTCGATCGTGTTTCACACCGCATTGTATCCCTTCGTAAGGAAGGCACTGACTATGTAGGTAAGGCACTTATTACAAATACACCAATGGGCAATATTGCTCGTGGTCTTATGGAGTCGGGTGCACGTCTTGGTGTATCTTCACGTGGCATGGGTTCACTGAAGATGAACAAGGAAGGTGTAAACGAAGTTCAAGACGATTTCAGACTTGCTACAGCTGCTGATATTGTTGCTGATCCTTCAGCACCTAATGCCTGGGTTGATGGCATTATGGAAGGTGTTGATTGGGTCTATGATGAAAGACTTGGATACAAGGCTATCCAAGTAGCTGAAGAAGCAAAGAAGCAAATTGAAAGAGCTGTTTCCTCTCGTAAACTTCAGGAGAGAAAAGTGCAGATCTTCGAAAATTATCTAGCGAATCTTTCAAAGATTAGAAATTAATAAATAAACCAGAAATATATCTCACAAGGAGTAAAAAATGGCCGAGAAGGAAACACAGGAAGTAATCAG